GTATATACGATTTAATTATCGTATATGCGTATTATTTGAAAGAGAAGTTTTAAGTGTATCGTGAATGCACTGGAAGTTCTGACATTTGTCACTGGTATCGTTAGAGATGGTTTATTGTGGAGGATGTTAGAGTATTCCCCCACCGTATTTCCACAGCTATGCCTTTGAAGCTCTGTCTTTGTCCAATAACAAGAGCTCGATCAAATGACTACTTTTACTAAACCAACCTATGGTTTCAAAATATATAGGCTACTTCCGTAAGTAGTAAAAGTGTTCGGTATATAGGTTTGATTTAACCTAATTAAAAAATAATCACCCCCCCTTTTTGTAAAATTTGATGAGTTTATTGAAACTCATAGTAAAATAGAAAAACAAAAAAGAAGAATACAAGACCCACAAAGAAAACAAAAAATATATGTATGTAGTTTGTAGTGTTTATTGGTCTATGCACTTAGTAAGTGCAGTATGTAATCGAAGAAGGACATCCGGATAGAACATATTGACATAATCATTTGTCACTCACTGTTCAAGATGAGGGTTCTAAGTAGACCCAGATGTAAAGTTGTAAATCTTTACCCTCACTCCTTATAGTAGATTCACCTTAAGTGGTGTATGAAGCATACTGTTCTGAAAACAGCTGAAGCTGGTGAAAGTCCCGCTTCCTGTTCCGTCTCTGAAGACGGATATCCCTTGTACGGGAGAAATAATACAACAGTCAAAAGAATCAGTTACAAACATACAATCCCGAGATATGACGATTATTCTTAATCCACGCTCGATTGTTGATATGATTCAAGATGCCACCCCACAAGTACTTTTCACAGTAGATGAGCTTGAAGCTCGTGTACAAAAGTACATTGTGGAAGATGGAATGAAGATTCAATCTAATTCCATGTTTGAGGGACTCAAAAACCTCATTCAAACCCGTATGCGGACAATTCCAATTCTTCGTCATCAGAAAGATGAGGATTTGATGCAAATTGCGAATAAATCAATCGCAAATTTGGAATCTATTCCGCTCACCCTCATGATGTTGCGGAATGCTACAACGATCACAGATGTGGTCGCTTGTTATGTAGCGCAGTATAAGATGTGTACTGGAGACTCATTTCTCTTCACCACATTGAATATTGCAGATTGGGTGCTTTCAGCGCTCAATCGCTTCTCAAGTGTTCCCGCAACCGCTTTTGATTCTGACCACAATTTGTGGACAGTACAATCAGGAGAATCGAAAGATTTTACCTGGATTCTCACAGCAACAAAAGAAGTACTTGGTAAGTGGACTGATATCCGCAATTCCAAACTTGTTGAGAAACTTCATGATCTCTTCCAGTACATGCTGTCATTTGGCATGTTCTCGTGTTTAGGTCTTGATTTCCAATCGTTTAATTACGATAGGTATTCCGCTCTTGCTGTGCGGAAGAAGTTCAACTCATGGGAAGGATTTATCCACACACTGATTACAACGTGTGTTTGGATGCTCGAAAGAGGCATGCAATGCCTCAAAACAGGCTCGTTTGAACCAATGTTTCACAGCGCTATTGCGTATACCAAGTGGGTGAAAACCACACAACGGTTACGCGAAGATGCGTACAAGATGGTTAATCCTGAAGTTTTTGGTCTTGATTATCATGTGTTTACACATGATTTGACCGAAGCTATTGTCCAGGGTGAAGCCATGGAGAAATATGCTGATAGTCCTGATGAGAAGAAGGCAATTGGCACAGTTTGTCATGAATTACGTTTACTTGACGCGCAGTATGTTATCAAAGATGCTGCTTCCAAGAAACGTCGTGCTCCTTTTGCAGTTTTGATTGAAGGAGATTCATGTGTGGGGAAATCCAATTTTTCCCAGATTCTTTTCCATCACTATGGAAAGATCATGCACAAACCAACTGAGGAAGAGTTCATGTATCCTCGTTGTTCAGCGGACAAGTTTTGGTCCAAATTTCGCACAGATAAATGGTGTATCCGTTTAGATGATGTAGCGATGCAAAGTACCAAACTTGGAACTATGGATCCCTCAATGGCTGATATGTTACAAGTCATCAATGAAGTTCCTTTTTGCCCACCAATGGCTTCCATTGAAGAGAAAGGGAATATTGCCCTTCGCCCAGATTTTGTTATGGCGACTACCAATGAAGTTTCATTGAATGCAGATACGTATTATGCCTGTCCTTTGGCAGTGCGTCGACGTTTTCCTTACGTTTTTTCCTTGCAGGTCAAGGAACAGTACCGTCTGGATTACAAGCAGAACATCAATGGAGTGATTACACACTCACAATCGATGATGATGGATGGGAAGAAGATTGATCCTATCAAGCCTGGTGATTACCAAGACACGTGGAATATTCGTGTCCAAAAGGTTGTCGGTCAACCTAAAGCAGGGAATCCTGATCGAGCTGATGTGCAGCTTGTGGATTTGTTTGTGGACAAGGACACTGGTGAAACAGTGTGGTTTACAAGTATTTATGATTTCTTAGCTTGGTTCTCTGGTATGGTGCGAGAGCATCATAAGACGCAACTGAACAATGTTCGGTGTGGTCAAATCATGGAAAAGATTGAAGTATGTGAGACATGCTTTCGACCTGTGAATCATTGCTCATGCGAACCGGAAATTCAATCTGGTTTCGTTATTGAGGATGCTGATGAAATTGACCCAGAGTATGAGAACTGGCTCCATCATGTGGAACTTACCCGTGAGCGATTGTTCGAGTTGGAACTTATGGCGAGAAATCGTCTAGAAGTTGACCAAGAGCGGGAAGTTGAAGAACTTCTCGAAAATGAGCAATCCCGCTGGACTTTATCTGATGATGAGTTTGAACAAGCGAGTGAAGACAAGCGCAGCAACATCACGAAGATTTTTGATTTTGTAGATGATACAGCTACTCTAGCTGCATCCTTTGCGAGATGTGCTGCTGCAAATATCGCTCTTTCCGTATCAAAACGGTTTGATTGTGCCATGGAAGCAGTTTCTGATTTGATGGTTCTTTATCAAGTGCGCAAACTTACGCGCACACTCAGTGAGATGGGTCAGCGTTTGTATGACAAGTTGGCTGATTGGAGAGTGATTACTCTCATTACAGTCATCTTGGCTGCTTGGCCCATCTACAAGGGTTTGTCTGTATTCACGCAGTTATTCCGTAGCCGTGAAGACAAGAAAACCTGTGAAAAGATGGATGTCAATGGCGGAGTAGTCCCTAGCACCTTTGCAAAGGATGAAAAACCTAATTGTTGGGTTCAAGATGAATTCCGGCTTACTGACATGCACTTGGCTGATCGATCTATTGGTTGGGCTCAAATGCCCATGAATGAAGTGTATGATCGTGTGAAGCGTAGTGTTGTGAACATTCGCTGTGAATATTTGAAGGATGGGAGTCCTTTTTACATTCCAAGCAATGCGACATGCCTTGAGGGTCATATTTACATGATGAATAATCATTGTGTTCCCCCCACATCTGTGGGAGAATTCACGATTCATTTCGTGGATATGGAACGTTGTCCCAACTTGAACAGCAATATCAAATTTGTCGTCAAACAATCACGGATTTTCCGAATGCCCGAACAAGATTTGGCATTTTTCTACAGTCCCTGTGCTCCCAAGCCAGGTCTGCATGAATTGATGATGAAAGAAGACGTACCTCAGTTGACTTTGAAGGGATCATATGTTTTCCGTGACGAATTTGGATTTGCACATTTGAATGAAGTTCGCACATCGCGTGCGATTTCATATCACGCACCAAAGCCCATTGATAGAGATATTTCGGGGTGGTTAAGTGATACAAGAGTGCCAACAGCTTTTGGTCAATGTGGTATGCCCTTTATTGGACAAACTGTGAAAGGACCTATTTTTGCTGGTATTCATCAAATGGGTGCTGCGTCAATGGCATCAAGTATTCGAGTGAACCGAAAGGTTGTATCTCGAGCCTTTGACTTTTTTGGTCCACAAGTTCAATCAGGATGTCCGAATCTCTTCGGAACTGAGTTGGGACCGTTGAATCAGAAGAGTGTTTTCCGCTGGTCGGAAGAAGGCCAAGCATATGTTTTTGGAAGCACAATTCGTAGTGGCTTTAGGGCTGCTCCAAAAAGTCGTGTTCAACCCACTGCTATGAGCGAAGCGGCGCAAGCTGCTGGTTTCGTTAAGCGTTGTGGTCAACCTGCCATGAAAGGCCCTGAGCCATGGCGTAATGGGATTGTGGATACTTTGACACAAACTTTCCTGATTGATCATGACATTTTGAAGGAGTGTGCAGATGCATATGTGGACGATATTTTGAAGGATCTCCCCGAAGAGGACCTGAAAGAAATTATTGTCCTTGATGATGTGACAACTCTGAACGGTTATCCAGGTGTGAAATTCCTGGACAAGATGAACCGAAATACGAGTATGGGTTTCCCGTATCGTAAGAGTAAGCGCCATTATATGACACCACGTCCGGCTGATGAGACATATCAACAAGCTGTTGATTTTACTCCTGAAGTGATGGAAGAAGTGAAGCGTATCATCGCTCTATACGAGAAAGGAGAGCGCGCGATGCCAGTGTTTACGGCATCATTGAAAGATGAACCATTGCCCCAGAAGAAGATTGATATCAAGAAGACACGTGTGTTTCTTGGTGCATCTGCGCCGTGGGCATTTGTTGTCCGTAAGTATTTATTGGCTTTTGTGAGGGTTTTTCAGAAGAATCCTCTTTTGTTTGAAGGTGCACCTGGTGTTAACCCGAAAAGCAAGCAATGGCAACAATTCTACGATTATCTGGTCAAGCACGGTCTTGATAGATTGATTGCGGGAGATTTTGCCAAGTATGACAAGCGGATGGAGCCGATCATGATTTTGTTTGCATTTTATTGTATTGAGAAGATCGCTCGCGCTGCTGGGTGGTGTGAAGTTGATTTACGTGTTATTCGTTGCATTGCTGAAGATGTTGCATATGCGATGGTTGACTTTCAGGGTGATTTTATTGAGCTGCTGGGTTCCAACCCATCAGGTCAACCCTTGACAGTGATCATCAACTGTATTGCCAATTCCTTGTACAATCGTTATTGTTACCACGAGCAGAACCCTGCTCGTGAGTGCAAAACGTTCAAGAAGAACGTGAATTTGCTCACGTATGGTGATGACAATGGAATGGGAGTGAGCAAGAAAGCTCCCTGGTTCAATCACACAGCTAATCAAGCTACTTTAGCGAAGATTGGTGTTGTGTACACCATGGCTGACAAGGAAGCGGCTTCAGTGCCGTATATTCATATTGATGACGTGTCGTTTTTGAAGCGTGCGTGGCGTTGGGATGAAGAGTTGCAAGCGATGAAGTGCCCTCTTGAATGGGCATCATTGGATAAGACGATGACTATGTGTTGCAAGAGTCAGTCTGATTTGCCTGAGGTCCAGGCTATCAAATCCATTGAAAGTGTCATGAGTGAGATTTTCGAGTATGGAAGGGAGAAGTTCGATGAGTACATGCCAATTATGAAAAAGATTGTGCACGATTCCGGCTTGGACACTTTTGTCACTCCTTCTACATTTGTCTCATATGACGTGCACTGCGATAGATTTCGCAATGCCAACAACGTAATTGCCAGCACGTGGATTGATTCCGAAGAAACTGACACGACGATTTTTGATCTTCACGCCCCTGTGTGCACTTGGGCGTAGTCGCATGATCGTTTGTAACCCACCTGAGCGCTCCTCAAAGTTCGTATTTACGAATGGTTTGGTTGGTACCATTGCACAAACAATTCGATTGGATTTGTCTATCCTTTCGTCTTATAAACAGACATCTAATCAAGATTTTTACCTTGAGGATTCGGAAGAGCGCGCTCATGCGTCCGAATTTGATTATCAGATGAGCAAGTTTCAGATCCAAAGTGCAGTTTTGGAGGGCAGTGCGCCCATGAATGATACTGCAGGTGCCGTTACTCAAGAGGAGAATATCCTGTTTGATGACCAGGAAGCATCATTGGGTCCAGTGTACGATAGTTTGATGGACATCTCATACCGCGAGGATGCAGATGCCCTAGCTCAGCTGGGAGATTATTTATCCCGGCCTGTCGTCATTGACACTTTCACTTGGAATGAGTCTGACACTTTTACCACTTCTCCACATTCGATGAATCCGTGGTATGCGTATTTCAACAACGCGTATATCAAGAAGAAAATCGAGAATTATGCACGCGTAAATTGCCAATTGAAGTTGACGTTTCGCTTCAATGCATCCCCGTTTTATTACGGTGTGATGCGCGCGTGTTATGATCCATTGAATACAGGGAAGTTTGATCCACTTACCACTACTGATTTGATTCCACTTTCACAAACTCCTGGAGTGTATTTGGAACCACAGAATGCCTCGACTGTAGACATTACCCTACCATTTTTATGGCCCAACAATTGGTTGGATGTTACGAACGGAGATGAGTTCAAGAACATGGGGAAATTGTTCTTTGAGATTTTTGCACCTTTGCGATCAGCGAATGGTGTAACAGGAGCAGGTATTACAATCACAACATATGCAGTGGCAGAAAATGTTATGATTGCAGGTCCCACGATTAAGGCTGCTTTGCAGTCTGGTCCCATTTCGGGACCGGCAACGACAGTTGCCAATGTGGCTGGTATGATGTCCAGTGCACCCACTATTGGACCGTTTGCAAAAGCGATTCAGATTGGAGCGTCCGCTATTGCGGCCATTGCACGGATGTTTGGTTATTCCAATCCACCAATCATTACAGATGTTCAACCTTTTCAGAACAAGGTTTTCCATGCTTTTGCAAATGTGGAAACCAGTGTGCCAATTGATAAGTTGAGTGTTGATCCAACAAACGAAGTTACAATTGATACGAGAGTTGCTGGTGCCGATGGTACCGATGAGCTGAGTCTAACAAACTTGGTTACGCGCAAATCGTATCTTTTGCAAACATCGTGGGTTGGGTCTGATGCAGCATATACGAAGCTTTTTTCGATTGCTGTAACACCCACGCCAGGGATTGATGTGGTGCAAACCTATCAAACCCTGAAATATCACACACCTGCGTCCTTTGGTGGACGCATGTTTTGGTATTGGCACGGAACGATGAAATATACGTTCAAGGTTGTTCGATCGCAATATCACAAGGGACGATTGATTTTGTCCTGGGATCCCACTGGAAGTGTTGCAACTTCTGGTGCAGAAACTGCTTTATTTTCCAAGGTGTACGACTTGTCGGAAGAGAGTGATGAGATCACCTTTGAGATTCCGTACAAAGCCACACAGCCGTGGTTGAAGAATAGTTTCTTGCTGGGTAGTTTTGCTGCTCGAGCTGGAACTTATGTGCATGATCCGTCTTCGTGTAATGGAACATTAACTTGCTCTGTTCAGAACGTTTTGACGGGTCCGGCAGCTTCACCAACTTGTGATATTTTGGTGTATTCTGAGGCATGTGATGATATGCAGTATTCTGTTCCACAGGATCTGCCTACGAATTTGTCGAGTTTTACGGTGCAATCAGGACCTATTGATGGTTCTGGTATGTCATACACTGAACACTTGCCTGATGTTACGGTTGGTGAGCGTGTTGCTTCATTGCGACCACTCCTGCATCGCACGTCTTTTGCATTGACACAGTATTTGGGGTTGTATGCTAATGGTCAAGCGAATATTGCGTGTGTGATCAGGTCGCAAAATTTCTACAATCGGCTACCACCTGAACCAGGATTCAATCCAAATGGGTTCAATAGAGCAACAAGCGTTGCTAGTACTGGGACCAAGATATGCACGTATGCAGCCACTCATCCGATTAATTTCGTTTTAGCAGCTTTTGCGGGTTACCGTGGATCAACAGTCGTGCACGCAAATATTTCTACGAATGGTACAGTTGAAAATATGTCGAGTCTTTCTTTGACGAGAATGTTTAATGATACTACTATCAATGGAACTCAAGTGGTTCGCAATGCAAATTATTCTGCATATGATGTGACCAGTCCATTGAACAACATGTCGTACGTTGCTGTAGCAGACTTTGTGAATGGTATGCCTGGTGTTCCTGCTATGCAGGAAGGTGGTACATTGACGAATGGGAAAACGCAGATGGCAATGTCTTGCGTTGTACCACAGTATTGTCAACATCGCTTTTATCCAGCATGGGCACCTTATCGTAACATTGTTCCTACTAATTCTAACCGATCTCTCGGGGAGTTGCAAGTGGAGAATGTGCGATTGGATGCTGCATTTTGCAAGGATAGTGATCCAGCAACATCATTTCCACGAGTGGATATGTATTATGCCGCAGGGGTTGATTTTTGCCCCGTATTTTTCACAGGAGTCCCTAGATTATACTCTTATGTGATGGGCGCACCTGCATAGGTGGGCTTTGGGCGTCTAAGAGCAACATAGTGTTGCCGCCTAATTTAACGACTAACCAGCCATGGTGAAATAATATGTGCATACTGTAGTATGCGCCCGGGTGCGGGCGTTAAGAGATACTGGACGGTTCGGTCGTCCACTAGACAAGAGTGTCTAGACATACCTCACGAAGAGGCTTTCCTATGAGATAGATTTTGAGTTTTTAGCAACTCTCCCCTTCGCGGGGAGTGCTGCGAATTTTGCAGAAATCGAAACCTTATAGTTAATGCGTCGTGATCATAGCCGATAGCAAA